ATTGTAGCACTGCGAAATGAGAAAGGGAGCTACAACTATCCGGCCGAAGAAAAAAAGCCCGAAAAAATTGTAGCACTGCGAAATGAGAAAGGGAGCTACAACTCGAGTATATCCGCGCAAACGGACACATCAATTGTAGCACTGCGAAATGAGAAAGGGAGCTACAACGCTTCACGCCCCTATCTGACGCTATACGTTATTGTAGCACTGCGAAATGAGAAAGGGAGCTACAACTTCAGACGCTGAAACGTCCCATCTTTTTGCATTGTAGCACTGCGAAATGAGAAAGGGAGCTACAACTGAGTTATTAAAATATGCTTGTTCATTCAAATTGTAGCACTGCGAAATGAGAAAGGGAGCTACAACAAAAATACTGAAATTGATATTGAAGTTATGATTGTAGCACTGCGAAATGAGAAAGGGAGCTACAACAGATGTAGATTCTTTTAATGATGTGATTTAATTGTAGCACTGCGAAATGAGAAAGGGAGCTACAACATCAAAGTCATACAATACATTTGGCTTGAGATTGTAGCACTGCGAAATGAGAAAGGGAGCTACAACCGAGCCATTTCAGCCAAGTAGTCACGTGAAATTGTAGCACTGCGAAATGAGAAAGGGAGCTACAACTAAGGTTTTTACGCATGGCATTCCAGAATTATTGTAGCACTGCGAAATGAGAAAGGGAGCTACAACCCGACGTCATCGGCATCTATTCGGTTGTACATTGTAGCACTGCGAAATGAGAAAGGGAGCTACAACTATTGATAAGCAGGTACGTGATTTGGTTGGATTGTAGCACTGCGAAATGAGAAAGGGAGCTACAACTCGGGTGGCAGCGGTTCGTCGGGTGGCAGCATTGTAGCACTGCGAAATGAGAAAGGGAGCTACAACTAATTTGATATGAAAATGTTCGCAAAAGTAATTGTAGCACTGCGAAATGAGAAAGGGAGCTACAACAGCTTTGGAATACAAAAGAATTAGTAATTAATTGTAGCACTGCGAAATGAGAAAGGGAGCTACAACCCTTCTTTCCGCACCCGAACCTGCGCCCGGATTGTAGCACTGCGAAATGAGAAAGATACTACTTTATTAATCAATATTAAATTTTCGTAATTTTTTAAACTTATTGATTTTCCATAATATTTAATTGTCGTTATTTTGCGCAGGCAAGGAAATACTGGACATTTCCGCTTGACTTTTAATGAAATGCCCTGTCTTTTCCTTCGGTTTTCAGTTTAGTTTGATACCGTCTGATAACGGGTTTTGTCGTAGTCTTGACCCTTAGTATAAAGATAGTACGCAATGACGGCCAATTTCCGCATCAATGCGACTATAATAACTTTCTTCGGCTTTTTTTCTCTTCAAGTCTTTGAATAAAATAAGGAAATGCTTTTATTCGATAAGCGACCATTGCAGGCATAAACAATGCGGCTCTAAGTTTTCGATTACCAAGCTTCGTTAATCCGCCCTTGCCTCTTACCGATGTTCCTGAATCTTTAATTTTCGGAGCAAGTCCTGCAAAAGCAACAAATTGGTTTGCCGTCTTGAAATCAGAGGCAACAAGATGGTTCAACAGCATCACAGCCGTCAGACGGCCAACGGACGGGATAGTCTCAAGTCTTTTTACTACACCACTATACTGATTATGTTTTGTGAGTTCTGTCATCTCGGCTTTCACTGTCTTCAACTGTTTTTGCAAACAATCTATCACTTTGCGACAAATTTCCCTTACAAAATCATCTTTAGCAGTCTCCAACCTATTCTTTTGGACTGTGCAATCTTCAACCAACTGACCATAAAGAGCGGACAAGCGTTTCAATCTGTAATCGCTTTCCTTCATCGGTTTCCTAACAATTAAATCCTTTGCTTCGGCACTTCGACAATATTCCGCTATCAACTTTGCGTCTTGTTTATCCGTTTTAGTTCTTACAAACCGACTTTCGGCGTATTTGCTTATTTTCAGAGGGTTCACAACTGATACTTTATAAAAACTGCCGATATAATCGGCCACTTCTTCATAATAATTCCCAGTCGCTTCCATACATACATGCGCATCCGAACCGAATTTGTCCAGCCAATCCTTGAACGCTTCAAAGCCTTTCGGATCGTTTCCGAATTTAGCCGATTCTTCTATTCCGCCAACGATTGCGGCCGCGTCAAAAGTCAACTTAGATATATCCAATCCAACGGCATTACGCATATATTACCCTTATTATTCAGAATCTTAGTTCTTTGATACTACTCAATTTAAAACGGAAGAAAGCCGACCGCCTCTTCTTTCTCTCAATCTTATAATTCGGGAGCGTTCAGGCTGGACGGCTTCGGCGGCGGGTAGCTAAGCCGCTGCCGACTTCGATTCTAACATTTCCTTTCTTGTTTCGGTTCTGCCCTGCGGGGCGCGGCACGCAAGGCGTGCTATGAACTTCGTGTTTTTTGTTGTCGCGCGGGCGCGACCCGTGAAGTTTGACGGTTGCGGGTTTCCCTGCGTTTACTGTTCTCCGTGGATGCTTCCGCTTCGGGCTGTTTTCTCTTGCCTCTTGGCACGCCCAAACGGAAGCATCCACGGAGAACAGTAAACTAAAATTAAGTGAAACGGCGGAGATTCAAACTCACTCCGAGTTGATACCCGCCCTCCAAAAACAAACCCCAAAGAACGCGGTACAGATGTTAATAGAAATTTCGCTGGCGAAATGACAATTTTTTGATTCGTGAAAGGAAATTTATGATTTATATTTGAACAAACTGAAAACCAACAGCGGGGCGGGGATAGCAAAAATCCCCAAGCTGAGAACGAGGGGATTTTGCTTTTCCTGCCTGTTTTTCAACTTGCAGGAGCTTTTAAAATGCAAATTACCTTGAAGATTGGGAAATTGCTTTTGAACGTCAAAATTGACGTTAGGTTGATTCTAGCGTTAATTGCGATGTTCGGTCAATAACCCGCCCGATTTTAAATTAAAAGGTCGTCTGAAAATTCAGACGGCCTTTCTTATGTTCCAGAATGGGCTACATTATAACCATAGTAAACAACTACCAGCACTACTATCAACGATACTATAAACATTGGCAAAACGAAATATTTAAAAAAACCTTTCCAGCCTGTACGCTCGTATGACGTTGCCGCCCACACACCTAAAAAAAAACGCCAATCCCGCATTCATAAATTTACCTTTCCGCCCGCGTTCGTCAGGGCTTTATCGTTATATCCGTCATACATCAAATTCTGCGGGCTTTGCCCTCCCATTGTCAATACCTGCGGATTGTTGGGTTTATAAGCGGTCTGCGTCGGTGTAGCGTTTTCGACGGTTTGAACTTTGTAGGGGTTGAAAGGCAGCCCGTCTTTGACGTAGTTCAGACAGGTTTTTTTGCCAATGTCTTTGATTTTTGTGCCTTGTTCGGTGTAGCAGGTGCAGCGACTCTCCACTTTTATACAGGCGACAGGATAGGGCATTGCCCTGACCGCTTTATTCATACCGTCGTACATCGGGGCGGTTTCTGGTCGTTCGGCTATGCGTGGTTGGTAGTCTTCTTCGCTCAAATGCGGTTTTTCGGGCTTTTTGTCTTCTGTCGGATACTGACCGCCGACTTTGCCGTTATCGATTTCGGTCTTGGCTTCGGCTGTTTCGGTTTTTGTCATTTCTGCCGTGGTTTGCTGTTCCGTCTGCTTTTTCGGCTCACTGTAGCTTGTCCAATTCTGATACGCCATAAACATTGCGCCTATTATTACCGCGCCGACAATCGGAGCAATATAGACTACCTTGCTCAATTTTGTATTGATTTTTGTGTGTTCTTCTGCCGACTTGTAAACGCCGAATGCGCGCTTGTCGAGCCTGTACACGCTTTTCAAACCATCTTTTATACTGCTTCGGCTTGTCGGATCGCCCAAGCCTTCCCATTCGACCATGCGGCGGACACCGAAATTGGTTTTGCTTATGTGGCAGTGATGACCTATCAGGCTGCGGACGTTTACGTCTATCAGTCGCGGATGTTGCGTCAGAAGGAATATATCAATACCCCTGTGTTTGTGCGTTTCCAGTTCGGCGACGAAATCAGGCACTTTCGACCCGCTGGGACGCGGGCGGAATACCCTTTGGCATTCGTCAATAACGAGTATCGCGCCCGGCGGTGCCCATTTGTGCCATGTCTGCATAGATTCGCCTTCGGGTATCGGCAGGTTCGGGATAATGTCGCCTTTAACTTCTGGTATGCCGTCAAGATAAAGAGGACGGTCTTTCAGATCTTTTCTGTTCATCAGGTCGGAAATCATCTTCAGTGTCTTGCCCGAACCTGGAACACCTGTTATCAGATACAACATTTTTAGTCCTTATACTTTACTGCCCAATCCTGCGGACAGTTTGGTTATTGCCTTCAAAGAAGCGATAAATGCGAATGTGCCGAATATCCAGTTTAGGGATACGCCGACCCCTGCGATATAGGCAATATTCAATGCGGTGGACGGTATCCCGCCCAACTGTTCGGATACCTTGTTTATCAAATAGCCCTGAAGTTCGTTCAGTCCCACATAGAACACGAAGGAAAGCCCCAATGCGGCTATTATTTTTCCTGCAAAGGTTGTCAGTACGCTTGTCAGTAGTTTGCCCCACATTTAAAGCTCCTTTATCGCGCTGTATGCCATCCACGAACAGATGATGATTGTGCCCAATATGACTATCGGTCTGACGGTTTCGGCTACCCTGCATACATAGCTGTAATCGAAATCAAAACTGCCCAATGCGCCAAGCTGAAACGATGCGGGAGCGGGACACTGCCCATTTGTGCTGAAATAGTCTATCGGTTTGAGACTGCCCAAATCTATTGGGTTTTCGGGTATCTGTACGTCTTCATAATCGGATTCTCCCAAATCAGCACATGCCGCTATATTCGGAAATACTTGACAGAGCAACCCTTGCTGGTTCTCGTTCTGCCTGTTTGCCTGATTCTGCCCCTGATTTTGCTGTGCGTTCGGACTGTTTTGTTCGCTCGGTGTCGTGGGTGTGTTGGGGCTATCGGGGTTGTTCGGTTTTGTCGGTATCGTTGGGTTATCCTGTCCTTTGTTGGGGTTTGGTACTATCTCGCTTCGTGTCGGTGCGAGTGTGGAATTTGGTTTCAAGTCGGGGCGCGGAACGATAGACGTTGAAACCGAACCATCTGCGTTAAGTGTGAACCTTGTTTGTTGTGGTGTATTGCTGCCCTCCGGGGTGTAGGGTGCGGAATCTGCGGTTACGGGCTTGAACTGATTGGATTCGGTGGACTTCTCGACGGCGTCCCCGATTCGTGAAAGCTGGTTCATCAGTTCTTCATGGTTGGTCTGTTGGTTGTTCAACATGCGGGCCAAAATTTCTTTTATGTCTTGCTGGCTTAGCGTCATATCTTCGGGTTTTACGGTTTCAGGGGGAGGGGTTTCTTTCAATACTAACTCTGTACCAACGCCCGCCGCACCTCCACCAGATAAACTTTTAGGCAAATAACTGTCAAAAACAGATGACCGAACAATAGTACGTCCACCTTTATTATCATATGTCGCATAAGATGTACCGTATTTGTTTGACGATTTGTCGGTATATGCCCCCATACGTACTATTTGAGATTTAACAGGTGTTATACCGTAATCCGTATAACTCATAACAACCTGATAAACTTCTTTCCCTTCACTTTGCTTTTTCTTTGCTTCTTTATAGGCTTTGTCTCCCTCCGCCGCTTTGGCAGCACCTTCGGCGGCTTTTTTGGCGGCTGCGGCTGCGATTGCTCCGCCTAGGTTGCCGCCCTGTTCGGCTTGGGCTTGGGCGGTGGCGGCTTTTTGAGCGGCTTGAGTTAATTGTCCTGATGATGGGTCAGACGGTAAAGTGCCTAAACCTCTACCTACAGCCCTAGATACTTCACCCAATCCCCCATCTAAAATCCCATCTAAAAAAGCACCCGCCGCCATAGCTGCATTATGTGCAGCAGTACCATAATTACCATTTTTCAATCCCCTTGTAGCATTTTCTATATAAGGAGCAGAATATTTCATCCCCCTACCAACAAAATTAGCAGCAATCGCACCATTAGCGACAGTAGCTAGCTTCGAAGACGACACACTCTGCGTCTGCGTTGTGTGCATAACACCCTTTTCCCCGTATTTGCCCGTCACGGTTACTGTCTTTGCCTGCGTACCCTTAATCGTGCCTCCGTCCTTCGTTACCGTCGGTCTCCCATTATTTTGGCTTTGCACGCGCCATACGCCCGTTTTGGGGTTGTAGCCCTTCTGTTCTAGGGCTTTCTCGGACGGGAAGCCCGAACTTTGGTGTTGTGCCGGCGGTGGCAACCCGACGTCTGCAAACGCCGTCAGCGGGACTATCGTATTGCCCGCGACAAAACATAAAAGCACAGCGCAACGCAAAGGCGCGGCAGCAAACCCAATAAAAACTCCGCTTCGTTTGTCATTCTTCATTATCTCTTTCACCAATCATCGATACTGCTTTTACAATTACGACAACCGTTAAAACGACTGCCATAGCAGCCATCAATGCCGTCCCCATTTCCCTTCCTGCTTCGCGATAATCGCCGTAATCGCATTCGGGGAAAGACAGTTTTACGCTCTGTTCGTGATACACCCAGTTCTTCCCATTAAAAACGGGGTAATGTAGCACCCCGTCTTTATCTATCGTCGGTACAACTTGGGTCATCACTTCGTCCGTTGCTTCCTCTGCCGTCTTAAAACAGATTCTTCCGACTTGATAACCCATATTCGTTAACCTACAGAGTTTGCACCGCGTTTGCCGATACGGACTAAGGCGAAAGCAATCGAAATGCCGACCACGATTGCGCCAATCGCCAATACGCCTTCTTTCAGACCGCCGATTTCGGTTTTTACGGTATCCAGCAAAGTGCCTTCAGCCATTGCGGGAGCGGACAACAAGGCTACGGACGCGGCTGCCAAAGCATATTTGGCTTTGTTTTTAAGTTTCATGATATTCATGATGTTTTCCTTTACGAAATGTTGATAAATTTGGTTTTGCGGGCTTTATGAAAGGGTTTTTCAGACCACCCGCCGAGTCTGAAACTTTCAGATTTTTCAGATTTCGACCATGAAGCCGAATACGATGAAGTTCTGTCCAATTTCTTCCAATGCGGTTTCTATGGCTTCTTCACGTTCGTAAAAATACCCGGCTTCGTTTACAAACGGCGTATGTCCCACATCACCCGTATCAGACGGGTATATGAAGTCCCCCGTTTCCCGAGACTGAACTATATAAACATGGGAAATTGCCATTTCTTTTAACCTTTGGACTGTTGTTTGGCTTGGAAGCCGATTACTTTCAGTTTTTGAGTCTTGCCTGTAGTGACGATTTCTACGTTCAGATTTGCTTCGATCGGGAATTGGGAGTTTCGGAACTGCTCAAAATTGGCAGATGTTCCGAAGTCGTATTCAGTGGTAGAGCTGCCCAGTGCGTTGCCTTGGGAGCTGTCTAAAGGTGTGGCGACAATCAGGCGGCAATAGTCGAAGTTCTTGCCTTCAATTTGTCCGTTGAATTTTTTGACGCCTACGATTTGTCCTTGAAGTTGGATATTCATTTTCAATTTCCTTGTTTAAATACGCCGTATTCACAGGCAACGACGTTTTGCCTTTTAAAATGCCCAGTTCAAACCATGTAATTCACGCCATGCCCATTCTTCATCTTCACGACGCTGGATTTCTTCTTGCAACTTTTCCCGTTTGTCCACGCGCATTTCTATAACGCCCATGTGCAAAAGCAGGTTTTCCGACGAAAGGTCTTCACGTTCATGTACGGCAGGGGCTTGGTTGTATTCGACAGCGTACACTTCAGGAGAAAGACGTTTCGGCAACTTGTCATGGTCGGGTTTCAGCATTGCCAGTATTTCGCTGTCTGTTTTTTCAGGGAAACGCGAAATAATGGCGTTCAACATTCTGCCGACTTGGTTTTTTGCGCACTCAAGACCGCGCTCAAAAGTAAGCAGGAACGATTTTTTAACGGTTTCAATGCGTTCGGCTTTTTCTTGAAACTGCCTGCAAATCGGATACGCTCCGCCAAAGTATTCGCCCGGCACGGTCAGCACTTCAAAGGGAATCACAATATCTTTGGCTTTGAATTCGATTTCAAAGCGAGTCCAATTACTTGATTTATCGCCTAATTGTTTGCCTTTTTCATACACTCGCACGTATTTAGACGATTCACGAGAACCGACATAGTAGGTTTTACCTTTAACCTGCTTAGATTCGTCTGCCTCTTCCCAATCGGTGCCAACCGATTCACCACACGGCATCATGTGATGATTCGTAAACAGACCTGACAAACGGTCTGCCTTTGCCTGCTCCGGCGAGTATTCGCCGTTGAAAAAATCTTTTGCTATATCGACACGGGTAATCTTCGGACGGATGGCCTTTTGAATAAATTCATACAAACGAACTTCCCAACCTGTAAGAGCAGCATTGCAACCCGTTGCAGTCAGTTCGAACAACATCGTATTGTTTTGACCGCCAAAGTGGACACGTCCGTATTGCGCCGAATCCGTCCCCATCAACCAGCATTCCTCATAAAAACGTCCGCCACTGTGTTTTGCTTTTTCAACAATGCCAAAACCGAATATTTCGGTCATTGCCAAAGATGCGTAACGAATGAACTCGTCATTGCCAAAAAGCGGGGTTTTGGCATAAAGGCACAATGTGTCTTCATGAACGGAAAAACTGATTTGGTCTATAAAGGCGGAATTTGCGACACCGCGACGCAAAGGGACTTCAATCAGACGGCCTTTTCCATCTGTAATGAATGTGGAATATTTTTCAAATTCCTCATGCTCGACAGACAAAGCCCCTTCGTTTTCTGCTCCCCCCCTGTTAGATAAGGGGGGCGCCATATCGGCGCATGAAACCGCCTTTTGCGCGTCGCTCACGCTGCCGCCGCTAAACGCGGCTTCATGCGCTTTTTCGGTGCTGATTTCTTTCATTCAGAAACCTCTTTGCTTATAATTTCGCGGACGGACAAACGACCGTATTCATTGGCAGCATTTCTAATCTGTGAAATACGGTCGGGTGAAGAGATGGGGAAATTAACGGTTTTAAGGCAACGAGTAACGTCAGAATCGTCTTTGAAAATACTAACGATGAAAGATTTTGGAAATTTAGGCGGTTCGGGATTGACGGTGTAGAAGACGATGCACATAAGAAAAGCCCCTTTTGTTAAAGGGGCTTTACGATTGTTAAAAATGCCCCTGTGATGGGGCGCAATATATAAGGGAGCTACAACGGAAAAACCTTCTACATCGGCAAGCGGGGAATTGTAGCACTGCGAAATGAGAAAGGGAGCTACAACAAACGGGGTTTAAGGTGTTGCAGGCGGCGGATTGTAGCACTGCGAAATGAGAAAGGGAGCTACAACCATCC